CTGCGTTTCTTGGAGACGATGCGTCCGTACTTGTTGTACTGCAAGTTCTCCTTACGCAGTCCGCCCGTCGTCTTCTCGGCAGTTCCGTGCATGACCTGTGCGCGGCTACCAATACGCTGCGTCTTTCGCCGCGCGGCACCAGATGAACTTTGTTCCTCCATTTTGTATATAATTACGATAATTATACCATTGTTTCCCAGTTAGCCTTAGCAGCCAACTATCCGAATTCCCACGTATAGTGTTTTGCGTATGGCGCGGATACGAAGACACAAAAAGCTTCGAAAAGTCGTAGTCTTTATCGATCATCTCATCATACTTTGTTTCAAGGTACTCTGGAGTAATGTCCGAATAGTCGCGCGTCCAAAGAACGGGACACCCTGCATACTTCTCTCTCACCGTCGGATTGTCCTCGATGATCGGAATGCACCCGGCCATTAGAGCCTCGTAGTGTCTGTGGCAGTCCACGCCGTTTCCTTCCGGCGACACCACGAATTTGTAGTTCGGCAGAGTTTCAAAGTATTTGGACGCCGAAAGAATCGTGTTTACTATCCCGTTCTCGTCGAGCATCTTCAGAAAAGAGTCGCGATTTGGGGCGGTCGGTCGCCGCGTTCGATCCGTATACGAATTCACCGCGCACAATACCAGCAAACTGTGGCTGCCCAGTTGCGTGTTCGATTCGTGGACGGTGACATACCCCGGGCCCATGCCGATAGGCCAAGATGTCCACGAATCAGACCCGTCGATCACTGACGCACACACAACGAAATCCTGTTTGTCTTTCAGTGTACTTTGCCATGCCCTGAGGGACACCATTATATTACCGAAAGAACCTATCCATCCACCACGTCATTTCTGCTAGTTTTACTTCGGGGTTTCTGGATCGGGAAAAATGAAAGAACTTGTCTTTCTTATGACTTCTCATCCACGCTCTAGAACATTCGATATCATATTTTGGATATATGTTCATTTTACAGTTTGATCCATTTATCAGAGTTGTGTCCACAAGATTTCGTAAGTTGAAGTATACGTTCATGAACGACTGTTCGTAATAATATTCGCCTTCATAATCATTTTTCATCGCAATAATTGCCTCAAAATGTTTTTTCATACTAGGAGAGTTCGCAAATCCAAAAAGACCGGCATTAAAAACGTATATTTTATTAAAAACTAAAAACTCGAGTTCCTTTTCTGTATACGACAACAACGAGTGAAACTTTTTTATATGATACTCAGGATTGGAGGTTTCTGCGAATGCGTACAGTTTTCCATCGTGAATTTGGTCGAAGAAATATTCTAAGTTTACATCGACCAAAATGTCGGAATCAATGTACATAATCTTGTCGTAGTTCGAAATATCGTACGAATGGATATTCAACTTCTTGAATGATGAATCCATCGCGTCCGTCGAATCCGCACACGGAACAATACGAACACTTCGAAACTCAACCAATGCCTCTTCGCATCTTGAAACCAAGGATTGATCGCAGATGACTATAATATCGTGTGAGTTTTTTCGTCGCAGACACTGAATGGATAGAGCTAGTACATCGATGTATTTAGGATTGAAGCCGACTGTGTAATAAACTAGATGGCTACTTTGCATTATTTTTAAACCACAATTAAAGTTCCGTTTGGACACTCAATTATGTTTTTTGATGCGTCGAATATTACGGTTACTACTAAGCCGTCTGCTTAGTTGCTGTACGCGAGGCCGCCCATGCCGCTCATCACGCGGAGGACGTTGTAGTTCAGCGCGTACACGCGCACCTGGGCCGTACGAACGCCCGCCACCGTGTTCAGCGAGACCGTCAGCTGCAGGGTCGCCTTGTCGATGCGCGAGAAGTTGCACGTGCCGCTGGGCTGGTGCTCCTCGGGGCGCAGGGCGAACGAGTACACGTTGATGCCCGTGGACGGGGAGCGGCTGTGGTGCTGGTAAGGCTGCACCTTGTCGAAGTACGAGCCCTCGCGCTCAGTGAAGCGGTCCTGGCCGTTGAGCTGGAGCTTGGCGACCTCCACCGGGTTCTTGCCCTCGCAGCGCACGCCCGAGTCGAGGATGACCTTGGCGAGCAGGTAGTTGACGCCCGACTCGAACTCCGCAACGCCAGCGAGGTCGAGCGAGTCCGCACCGAGCAGGGACGAGGCCTGGCCCCCCGGACCCAGCACGGTCGTCGCCAGAGACGCGGACGACGTGTTCGAGGCCTGGCCGCTGATCGCCGCACCGTTCGACTGGGACAGCAGCGAGGTGATCATGCCGTCCGTCGAGAAGTCGTCGGAGTAGTTGAAGGGCTGCGCACCGCCAACCGACGCGAGCCAGACCGAGTTCGAGCAGTCGACGAACGAGTCGCGCTGGACGACCCACTGGAGCTCCTTGACGGGGTGGTTGAAGTTCAGCTGGACCTTGTTGGACGAGCTGGTGATCGACTCAGCGCCCGTGTACTGCACCTGCTCAATGAGGTACTCGTGCGACTGCTGGGCGAAGCGGCGGCGCTCCTCCGTGTCGAGGTAGACGTAGTCGACGTAGATCGAGGCGGCGGCCAGGGACTGCGCGGCACCGGGAGCCGGGGTACCCGTCGCGGACTCGAAGTACTGGCAGTTCTGCCAGGTCTCGAAGTCGACGTTGATGCGCACCTCGTGGTACTGCAGGGCAATGAGCGGGATGGCGACACCCGGGTTGCGGCAGAACCAGAACTGCAGCGGGATGTACAGCGTCTTGGCGGGCGTGCCCTTGCGAGGGATGCACGAGATGGTCGTCTCCGTGCTAGAGCACGTCGCATCGAGGTTAATACCGGTCGTGCGCTTCATCAGCACGAGGTCGTGGGTGTTGCCGATCATGGAGTCGAGCACCTTCACGTTGCCGGCCTCCGTCGACAGCTGCGTCCAGATCTGCATCCAGTCGCCGTACTGGCGGTCAATGCGCTGGCCGCCGATCTCAATCTCGACCTGCTTCAGCAGGCGGTGGCCGATGTAGTTCAGCCAGCGGAAGCCCGCGCCGTTACCCGCCGTCGCGCCGAACGTGCCGGTCGAAGGGGTCAGGTCAATGGCCGGGAGCACAACCTGGACGTACGTCTTGTACATCAGGTCGGCGTTGCGGTTGATGACCGCCGTTACGCGCTTGTTGAAGTCGGCCTGGCCGTTGAAGGTGACCTCAATCGACTCCACGGCGAAGTTGGTGTGGCGCTTGTACAGAATCTTCCAGAACGTGATCTGGGGGTTGCCGGAGATGTAAATATCTTGAGCTCCGTAGCTGACAAGCTGCATTAGTCCCGAATGTCCCTGGAAGGTAGCGTATGGCTACCTTCCAGTTTCAAGCTCTCCTTATAGTGTGGTAGACAACACACTATAATTCCTCTTGAAAGTCTCCTCTCGGAGTGGTCGGACTGTATCTTAAGGGTGTTACCCCCCACCGCCATTCAGTCTCTGAACTGCATCCGTGGTTTCTTGCGAAACGGTAGGACTTGGCTGCGGATTATCTCTATTTGTAGCGTTTTTACCATACCCACCAAGTTTCCCTGGGGTGTCCGTATATCTCTCTTTCGAGGATAGGACGGTAGCTACAACCTGACGAGACCTTCCCGCAATTTGACGGTGTTGCTCCAATGTGTCTACGAACTAGCAGTACCTTTTCGTACCACTCTTGGCAGCGTGACTATTCACCGCCCATATTGTTGTTATACCATATCCAAAGAAAAAAATTTGCAAGGATAAATGAACGTCCTACTCTGGCCGACCGCGAATCCCATCCTCAACACGTTCCTGCGCTCAATTGTGCTCATTCTGGCCATGATTTTTGGGTTTGGACAGACCCTGTACTCCGCCTACTGGGGCGCAGTCGTGCACGACGCCGTGTCGTTGTGGCTCATCCGGGATATCGTTTAACACGCCGGATGTGCTTTTGAGTTTTAGGTGTGTGATAAACATGTTCATTAATTGCCCGTAGACCCGAACCCACCGCCCCCGCGATTGTCGGGCGGAGCGGGCAGGTTGTCCGGACTATCCACCACAATCACCCGGTCGTACGGCAGCCAATTATGCTGAACGATCTGGAAGAGTCGACGGCCTTCCGTAATCGTGTAGTTTCGAAGGTTTGTATCCAGGCAGTCCACGCGCGCAATCAGCTCGCCGCGGTACCCGGCATCCGCCAGCCCCACCTGATTCGACATGCGCAGTGGCGTGAGACTTGTGGACGAGCGCGCGAGCAGAAGGTACGGTGCGGGCTTGCCGTCTCCGTCCACAGCTGCCGCAATCACACCCGTCTTGAGCTCAATTCCAAGGTTGCACGGCAGGCAGTACGCGTTCGGGCAATCAGCTCCGGCGCATCGGCAGTAAGCAAAATCCAGAACTTTCGCCTGGGAAACCAGATCTACGCCCGAATCCGTGGCGCGGCGATTGAGGACGTGATTCCGCTGGAGTTCGCGGTGGTTCGGGTCGATCACGTAGAGATACAGACTCATTTAGGCATACTAGAATTCTCCTATGAAAGCCTTTATCGGGACGAACGATACGACTGCAGCTTGCATCGCAAAGATCTGGACGGCGACATTCATGAGCATATCGTTCAAGCTCGAACGCCCGATCATGTAATAGGCAACGGCTCCGACAGGATTGAACGTTCCCGACGAGTATTCGTTTGCGACAGTGTACACCGCAAAATAGATGACGCCCATAATCGCAGGATTCAAGTCCGTGAGTAGGAGAGCGTACACTATGATGAGTGTACCCATAAACTCGACCAAGTACTCCAACATTATCTGTATCGCAGAAACTAGTCATCAGACTTCTACCACTGTTGCTCCCGGAAAAAAGTACCCGGAAGGATCGTACTTCGGATCGAGAAACCATTTGGACGGCATGAAGATCTGCCGGTTGGGGTTCATGTACGCGCCCCACCAGGCAAACGTGGAATTCCCAAGGATTCCTCCCTTGCATTTTGACATGAGCAGCAGCGCATCTTCTTCGCCTACATCGGGAATAATGCACGACCGCCCCTCCATGATCGTCATAGCATAGGGTTTGTCGTTTGTGAACAGAATGAGTGGTTGGGGGTGCACCAAATCCAGACATTTCTTATAGTAGTCCCGCAGATCTACATGATGAAGCGAGCTTCCAATGTAATCGCCTCCCCGAACATGCACAAACATGTATTTCTGAATATCGGGATACTGTTTGAGTATATCGGTATTGAACGACAGACGCTCAATAAACCGTTCGCGGATCGGTTGAATATACTCCCATCTCTGGAAGTATCCTTGGAGCCGTATATCCTTTTCGGGACGAGACCGGACAATATGAGCCCAAGGAGTCGAGTACATATACTTGCTCTCGCACAACTTGTATTCACACGACGCAGGTCGGTGGAACTGCCTCCACCTCTTGAAGACTGTGTTCATGTAATTGGTTGGGGAATGCGGATTCCCGTCTGCGATATCAAAATTATCAAAGTAGAATTGGCGACCCGATGCCTGGGCTATACTCTCCGTAGCCGCCAACATAAATAATTGATTACCTAGCCCGCCTCCTTTATGGATAGTTAGCATTGCCTAACAAATATCTATATCTTTAAATCTGAAAGGTGGGTTCGCCTGTTGTTTTTACCAACGTTGTTTCCACCTTGTTCGTAATATCAGACCACGATTCCACTTGGTACATCAAGCATGGAATCACGCAGTACCAGTTGTCTGTTTTCTGGAGGCTCACCCAGTACTTATCGAGAGCATACTGGACTTCATGCTGCGTTTGAATAAGGCCGGCCAGCCCACTCTTAAAATTATGAAGAAGAATCTCATAATACTGGCTGGACACGAGGTATGCGGTCGTCGTATACCCATTTTGAAGCTTGTACGTATCTTTATCAAACTTGGTTAACGACGACCCTAATAGAATGACGTCGTAGGGTTTCTTCGCCAGTTTCTCCAGCAAAGCGTACCCTTCCTCAAACTTATTCCACACCGCGTCGTCTTCCACAATGAGAACGTTCCTCCACTTATTTCGCATGGCCATTTCCAGGACGGCTATGTGGCTCTTGCAACATCCGACTAACCCAGTGATGTCTTTAATTGCGGGAAACCTGAGCACCTTGTCTGGCGGAAACACGTTCAGCTGTTCCTCGATGCTCTGTCTACGGTCCTCGCGATGATCTAAGTTAATGTAGACAACTTTCTCGATAAATTCAAACATTACTCTTGCATGGTGTTCTTCCTTAAAATGGGTCTTGATTACAACTGAAATGTATACGTTCCATCAGCAAGTCGAGATGTTTCCATAACTTGTGAAATATCAGACCACGAAACCATTTGGTACATCAAGCAAGGTATAATACAGTACCAATTATCTCGTTCCTGCAATGATACCCAAAACCTATCTATAGCGTAGATGCGGGATAAATGAGTATCCATCAACCCCTGCAGACTGTTCTTGAAATTGTGAAGAAGGATTTCGTAGTAGTGATTCGATACTAGGTATGCGGTAGTCGTATTGCCGCTTCGAACTTTGTAAGTATTCTTATCATACTGGGTACATGAAGACCCCAACAGAATCACATCGTACGGCCTCTTCACAAGTTTCTCCAAAATGGCGTGCCCTTCGTCCATCTTATTCCACACCGCATCGTCTTCTACGATCATAACGTTCTTCCACTTATTTCGAATAGCCATTTCCAGGACGGCTACGTGACTCTTACAACACCCCAGCGCTCCATCTTCATCCTTG